AAAACAAATGTGTGATATTGAATATTTTGAAAATAAATATCAGGAAAATAAAAAAGAAATAGTAAAGAAAAAATATAATAATATTGATATTATAAATAAAATAGATATAATATTAGAAAAAATAAATAATATTGAAATGAGAATACAATAATGAATTATATAAAAAATAAATTAAAAGAAAGAAAAATATCACAAACAGAATTAGGAAAAAGAATGGGCTTAGGTAAAAGTTATATTTCACAAATTGTAAACAACGAGAAAAAAATTATAAATTTATCTTTAGAAAAAATATATGATTTAGCAACAATATTAAACATATCAATTGATGAATTGGTTAACGAATTAAAACAAGAAAATGTAATTAAAAGGAGGTACAATATGCAAGAAACAACAGGAGGAAAATCATATTCTATAACATATTCTGGAAATAAATTTATTTCTCAAGGATGGCAATGTCCTGTTTGCCAAAAAGTTATGTCACCATATATGAGTTATTGTATATTTTGTAGTGGTGGTTCTAATATAGAATATTTAAAAAATAATCAATAAACTTTTGTATAGAAAGGAGAATTATATTATGAATGAAAAAGAAAATTATATTAAAGTAGGATTCTTATTTTACATCGGTTTTACTATTGCTAAAACTATAGATGAAAAATATAGAACAAAAGTTACAGATGCTGTAAAAAAATTTTTAAAAACTAAGGAGGATTAGTTATGGAAAACCAATACAAATTTGTTGAATTTAATTCATATTGTGAAACATGCAAGTATAAAAATATTAAAGATGAAGCTGGTGAAGAACCATGTAATAGTTGTTTAGCAGAACCTGTGAATTTAAATTCATCTAAACCTGTAAAATATGAAGTAAAGGAGAAATAGAATATGAAATTAGAACCTGTTATAGACAATCCAGAGGTATCTTTAATAAAAGAATGCTGGACTGACGAATTTCACACTTTACAACAGTATATTGCTTATGCAAATAATACAATAGATAAATATGCAGCTAGAGATATGATAAAAAATCCAAATCTTACTATTTTAGAAAGGACAATATATTTAAACAAAGATTTAGAAGAAATCAATATAGAAAAATAAGGAGGTAAGTTAAATGACTACCACTCCTATGATTTTAGATATAAAAGGAAAAGAAATATGTTGGTTTAGTTGGGATTATGAAATATTTTCAAAACATTCATTTAAAGTTAGAGGATATTCAGATCATTTTTTGAAAGTTGTTTTATTACTATCTGACAATGAGGTACATACGCTAAAAGATATTTGTGATTTTTTAAAAGTTAAAAAACCATATGGATATTCACTAATGCATAGAATTGAAAAACATTTAATAAAGAATTTCAATTTTAAATCAACAAAAAGAGGATACATTTTATATGATAAAATATTAATTAGTTATTAAGCTTGTAATATATGATACTAGATAAATATATTACTATTACCGCATAATATAAAATATCTCCTATTCTTAAATATTGTATATTCTATAGTTTACTATTTACGACAGTCAAATTCTAGTTAATGACTTATATTTTACAGATGAGGTATAAGCATATGAGTAATAAAAACAGAAAAGTACGTTTGGAATTAGCAAGAATTTATGGTAATGGTTGTTTCTTTTTAAGAAGCGGAGCAGAAGATTATATTGAGAAGTTAGGAACAATCAGAACATATAAAAAATACAAAGCAGGACTTAAATTTAAATCTAAAAAGATGAAAGTCTATGAAGATATTTTAACTCTACATCATTTAGTACATAGATCAGAAGGTGGAGCTGCTAGTGTTGATAATGGAGCTATAATTAATGCAATAGCTCATCAATATTTACATTCTTTACCTAGAAGTCAAGAGGAAATAATAAATGATTACATACGAGAATGGAAGAAACAAATGATTAAACAAAGTGGTAAAGAAGTAAAAGTCGTACTATCAGACAATATTGATATTCCATTCGAAGTTCAAGCAGCAGAGTTAAGTATTGATAAAAACAACAATTTAACATTAGAAAGATTAAGACAAAAAGAACGAAGAAAAGAAAAAATGGAAATGCAAAAATTAAGAAAAGAATATGAAGATAGATAAGGAGGCAAATCATATGGTATTATTTGGTTTATTTTTGTTTATAATTTTAACAGTTATATTTTTTGTAATTGGAGACATATCTGATTCATTCAGTATATCAATGGCCGGATTAGTATGTTGTGTTGTAACAATTCTTATATTAATATTTGGAATGTTTAATGGTTTTATTAACAAACCACCAACAGAAGGAACACATCAAGGTATAATTACAGCAGTAGATTTAGAAGGAGTTTGGTTCAGAAGGTATGAGGTATATTTAAAATCAGGAGGATATTCACAAGATTCAACTACTAAAATGTCTGATGAAACAAGATATTTATTATATGAATCAGAAAAAGATTTAGCTGATGAATTGAAATCTGCGATAGGTAAAGAAGTTCAAATAAATTATGGGCATGATGGAGGATATATTCCTTGGAATAGTTGTGGAACATACCATATAAAAAGTTTTAAAATAGTTGAAGGAGAATAAATTATGGATATACGAACAGAAACATTTATTTTAAATGGTAAAATATGGACTATTACAAGAGAAATACCAGATGAATTAGTTGAAAAGGAGGATTAGCTATGAAATTAGAAGAATGCAAAAAATGCGACAAATATTGGTCATGTGAACAAACTGGTTTTTTAACAGCAATGACTAAAGATCCTTCAAAAAAATGTGGTGATTATGTAGATGGAATGAAAAAAGAGATAAAGCAAATAAACACACCACCAATCAAATTTGCTAATAGTGGTTTTCTTATAAAATCATTAATTACTAATGAAGGTATATTTGAAAATGTTAGATACGAAGGAACATTTGATGAATTTATAAAAGATGTTAATAAAGGTAGAATAGTTAAATTACACATTACAGAAGACAACAAGATTATTTATTTAAATTCTATTTATATTATTAGTTTTGAATGTTAGGAGGATATATTTATGGATTTGGATAATGACGAGTTAAACGAAACACAAAAGAAAAAAGTAAAAAATATGTATGATGATCTAAACAAATACATGGAATTATACAATAAAGAATTTGATAGATCAGAAAAAGCAGATCAGGTTATTAACTTAATGGCTCATGATTTATTTAAGTTGGAGTACGGACGTGAACCAACTTATCAAGAGAAAAGAGATTTAATAAAAGAATATAGAAAAAAAGTAGAAGGTGAAGAATTAATATTTTAGGAGGTATATTATGGATATACTAATGATTATTTTGAAATGGTATTCTGTTTTAATATTATGTTGTACCTTATATAATTCATTTAGATATAGTATAACAGAATCAACAATAGAAGAAAGAAGAAGATATTTTTCAGTTGGTATCATTTGTATACCGGTGATAATATATTTATTAATTAAATAGTATATTTATTAGGAAAGGAGAATTTATAATGAGTATAAAGAATAAAATTAAAGAGGCTAAAAAATTTATTAATAATACTATTAGTTATATTAAAGACATTTATAACTTTTTAAAAATTAAAAATAAAAGAACATATTTTAAAGATATGATTGAAGAAAATAAAAAGATGGATAAAATAATATTAGATGCTAGACAAGAATTATATTGGTTAAAAACTGTAGCTTCTGGTAATAGATATTCTAGTTCAGATACTATATTACAATCTGTGTCAAAGAAACTAGACGAACTCGAAGAAATATTAGAAAGGAATAACTAATTATGAGAGATATTAAAGTTTTTGATGATTTTAATTTATTCAGAAAACATACGTTTAGTTTCGAAGAGGGATACACTTGTTTAATTGGCAGAAATGGATCTGGTAAATCAACATTATTAAATGAAATAAAACATATTTTAAAAAAAGAAGATCCGAAAAAAGTATTTTATTATGCAAATGAGGATTCTGAAAAAAGAGGATTACAACCATTTTTAGATGATTTAGATATGCATAGATTAATAAGAAATTTTCAATCGAGTGAAGGACAGAATATTTATAATAATTTTTCTGATATAACTCCTGAAATGGGAGCGTTCATACGTAGGAATATTAAAAACAAATCAGAAGAGGTATTTATATTATTAGATGGATTAGATAGTGGTTTATCTATCGACAATATCTATGAATTAAAGCATTTCTTTATTAATACTGTTGTGAAAGATTGTATTAAAGAAAACATAAAACCATATCTAATTGTATCTGCTAATAATTTTGAGTTTTGTAAAGATGCTGATTGTATAAGAGTATCAGATGCAAAACATTTTGTACCAAAAACATATGAAGAATTTAGAAAAATGTATATTAAATAAGGAGATATTTAAATTATGGATAATTATGAAGATTTAGCAAATGAATATAATCAGCATGTTGATATGTTAAAAACTAACTCATCATTTTTAAAACAAACTGGATTATCTTTAGTTAAATCAGCAGAATGTATGGATGAAATGGTAAAAATGTACACTAATCCATTTTCATTCGTAATGCCTGGTGGTATTGATCGTTTAAAAGAATTAGAGAAAAAAGCAAATAGTTATATTATTGTAGCTGGTTCAAACATATCACAATTGTCTAAAATAATAGATGATATTGCAAATAAAAATAAAGATGAAAACAATGATGGCGTATAATTGATCTACAGAACAAATGAAAAAATAGGAGGAAATGGATATGATAGTTATTCCAAGAAGAATTACAAAGAAAACTACTAATATGTACGGTGGAACATTAGCGGGGCTAGTAACAGACACTTATCATTATGAATATGTAGACACAAGTAGATACGTAGTTATATATAGATGTTTAGAAAACGGTACATTAGAATGTTTTAAGAAGACCGATTTCTTAGAAGAAAAAGGTTGTGAGATACACAGTCCTTTTAGAAGATGATAGACAAAGGAGAATAAATCATGAGCAAAATAAAAAAGAACAATAAAGTTGCTAACTCTAATAGTATAACACAGAAATATGAATTAATGATAAAACAACTTAAAGAGGAACACGAAAAAGAAAAAGAAAAAATTATAACTGAATACGAAGAATTATTACATTATAATATGAAGAATATTATAGACACAATGCAAACAGAATTTATATATGAACTTGCTAGTCAAATGAATTACTGGAATATTGCAGACAAATATACAAAAGATTCTGCAAAATATAGAATAGAAGAAATTAATAGAAACATATTTAAAACTATTGATGGATATTCTAAGATGAGAGATGACAAACAAGTTCAGAAAGTATTTAAATACAAAAAAAGTAAAATTAAAAACGAATTTAATTTGAAAGTGGAGGAAAAGTAGTATGGAGATATTTGCTTTATTTTTATTACTTTTACATATTGTGTTTTTGTTATTTAGTATGATCAAACTAAAAACTGTACAAATAGAATATGTATTAGTTATAATATTTATGGTTTTATTTTTGTTAGGATAAGACTTATTGTTGAAAGGAGAATAAATTATGACTGCAGAAGAATTATTTGAACTAGAAGAATTAAGAGCATTGTTAATAAGAGGTAAATTAACAGCACCAAAAGCACTTAGATTTAAACAACTTTTATATAAATATTATCAAGAGGCGAAAAAGAATATATTAAAAGAAACTCCTGAGATGATTAGACTTAGAAAATATGAGGAAGATATAAATAATTTAATAAGGCGTATAGAAAATGGTGAATTAAGATTATATCCTAATTCAGATTCAAATGAATTTTTACTTAATATTTTAAAAGATATTGGGAAAGGAGTATAATATGGACGAAGAAACACGTAATAAATTAGAATTTGCTTTAAAGATATTACAAAATGAAGAAGATTATAGTTATGGAATTATATCATCAGATGTATCTAATGCTATTAATATTTTAGTAAACTTTGCTAGAGAAAGATTAGATGCTGAAGAAAGGGAGTAGATATGAATAAATATATTAATCATTTTATAACAATTGTAAGACACATACACTACGTACGTAAATTCTGTTTTAAATGTGGATATTATAAAAGAGGATTATTACATGACTTAAGTAAATTTAGTCCTACTGAATTTTTTGCTAGTGCTAGAAATTTCCAAGGTAATAGAAGTCCAATAGATGCAGAAAAAGAAAAATATGGATATTCATTAGCATGGCAACATCATAAAGGACATAATCCACATCATTGGGAATATTGGATTGATGAGATAGGTACATACAAAAATAAACCAATAATGATACCAAAAGAATATGTAATAGAGATGCTATGTGATTGGCTTGGTGCTGGTATTGTATATTCTAATATTAAAGTAGATTATAATAAACCATATTCTGAACCATTAGAATATTTTAAAAAATATGAGAATGAAAGAATATTCCATCCAATAACCAAGAAAGTAATAATGTATTATTTAAATTATATTTCAGATAATGGTATCAACGAATTTTGTAAAGAAGTTAGAAGAAATAAATAATTAAAAGAGGTAATAATATGAGTTACTGGATTGACGCTAAGAATTTTGAAGGATATGAAGTTAGTAACGAAGGCCAGGTTAGAAATAAAAAGACCGGAAGAATATTGAAGCCATATTTAAATAGAAAAGGTGGGTACGAACGTGTGGACATTCGGTAAGAAACATGTGTACGTACATATTTTAGTAGCAAATAGTTTCTTTTCATCTGCTACTTTAGGACAAAAAATAACACATTTAGATAATAATAAAAGAAATAATAGCGTACGAAATTTAGATATTTTAGGTCAAAAAATTATCGAAAAACGATAAAAAATTATGAAAAATGTGGGGGAAAAAGGGTAAAAATCCCCCACAATTTACTGGCCACTTTTAAAAACAAAAGTGGGCAAAATGGACAAAAAGTGGCCAAAATGGCCAGAAAAAAACATGGTCTTTTCGTTTTTTGTGGGGGAAACTTGAAAATCTTGAGCGAAAAAAGTGCGATTTTGTGGGGGAAAAACGCGTTTTTGGCCACTTTTGGACAAAAAAGTGGGCAGCCGGAAACCGTTGGGAGAGTAAGGTTTGGTCATTTTTTGTAATTTTACTGGCCACTTTTAAAAACAAAAGTGGGCAGACGGTATCCGTTGGGAGAGTAAGGATTGCGGGTTTCTCTGCCCACTTTCCCACTTTTTTCTATTAATTATTTATTTAAAAATAAAAAATATATAATATAGTATGCGAAAAAAAGTGGGCATTTGGCCAAAATGATAAAAATCCCCCACAAATTGGGTATTTTTGGTAAAATTGGAGGTTTATATATATTTTGGTTAAAATGAAGGTAAGGACGACATGCTTAAAATTTCCTACTTTAATATATTCGCAAAAAAAACATACCCTTTTATAGAGAGAATAAGAAATATAAGGTCCATAACGTTAAAAAACGAAAAACGAAATTAACGTGGACTCTTATATTTTTCAATTAATCACGGATTTATAAATTTTTTAGGAGGCACCTATGAAAAGAGAAAGTCAATTTCAACGAAATCTTAAAAAAGAGATTAAAGAAATGTTTCCAAATTGTATTATATCAAAATTGGATTCAGGAGATATTCAGGGAATACCTGACCTTTTAATTTTGCATAATGATAAATGGGCTACATTAGAAAATAAAAGATATGAGAATGCAAAGCATCAACCGAATCAAGATTATTATGTTGAAAAAATGAATGACATGTCTTTCTCAAGATTTATATATCCAGAAAACAAAGAAGAAGTTCTTAATGAACTTAAAAAACACTTTAGCAAGTAAAAAGAGAAAAGGAGGATATATAAATGATATTTAACAGACATGATAATCTGGAAGGATTACATGCCCCTTTCGGAGCCAGCAAGTCAAGTTGGTTAAGATATAGTGACGATAAAGCTGCTGAAATATATAAAAATATGCATGCAGCCGAAATGGGAACTAGAATGCATGAATGGGCTAAGAGCACAATTGATTTAGGTATAAAACAACCTAAATCTAAAAAAACTTTATATTCTTATGTTAATGATGCAATTGGTTTTAAAATGAGTACAGAAGTTGTACTATTTTATTCTGAAAGATTTTTCCGGTACTGCCGATGCTATTTCTTTTAGAAATAATTTTTTAAGAATTCATGATTTGAAAACAGGATCTAGACCTGTACATATTGAACAATTAGAAATATATGCTGCATTATTTTGTTTAGAGTATAAAGTTAAAACCAGTGATATTGATATAGAACTAAGAATATATCAAAATGATGAGATATTAGTTCATAAACCAGAAGCAGAAGAAATATCTGCGATCATGAATAAAATAATTCATTTAGATAAGTTATTAGAAAATATTGAAAGGGGGTTATAATTAATGAATCCTATTGCTGAAGAAATAAAATCATATTTTGGTTCTTCCAAGGATAAAAAAGATTTTATAGCACATGTTGGAACACCGCAACAATTTGATTTTGATCCACATGGTTCAGGAAGATATAGACAAGGTTCCGGTGAAGAACCATATCAACACTCTATTGATTTTTTAGGAAGAGTCGAAAAATTAAAGGCTAAAGGATGGACAGAAACCCCAGAAAACATTAAAAAAGAATTTGGTTTAACAACAAAAGAATACAGAATGGAAAAATCTATATGCAATGATGAAAGAAAAATGGCTTTAATTTCAAGAGCAAAAGCTTTAAAAGAAAGTGGACATTCAACAATGGATATTTCTAGAAGAATGAAAGTTCCAGAACCAACTATAAGAAATTGGTTTGATACAGAAGCTGAATCTAGAGTAAGACAAACAAGAGATTTAGCAGATGCTTTGAAGAAAGCTGTTGATGAAAAACCTCATGGTATGGTTGATATTGGTGTAAATCAGGATATAGATTTAAATGTTTCTAGAGAAAAATTAGATACTGCATTATATTTATTAAAAAAAGAAGGATATCATGTATTTAGTGGTCGTATACCACAAGCAACAAATCCAAATCAGATGACAACACAGAGAGTTTTAACAACTCCAGATCATAAAGAATCAGATATTTATGATTATGACAAAGTATCGACATTAAAAGATTATATTTCTAGAGACAATGGACAAACCATAGAAAAGAAATTTAATTATCCTGCTAGTATGGATTCTAGTAGAATAAAAGTAATGTTAAAAAATGAAGTTGGAAAAGATGGATTTACTGGTGAAGATAAAGATGGACTTATAGAAATAAGAAGAGGTGTTCCAGATTTATCTCTTGGAAAATCACTTTATTCACAAGTTCGTATATTAGTTGACAAAAACAAGTATTTAAAAGGAATGGCTGTATATTCAGATGATGTTCCAGATGGATACGATTTAGTATTTAACTCTAATAAATCAACAAGAGAAGATGCTTTTAAGAAAATAAAAAACGATCCCGATAATCCATTTGGTTCAACAATAAAAGATGCTGATCAAGGTGGACAATATTGGTATACAGATAGTAATGGTAAAAAGAAATTAGGATTGATTAATAAAAGGGCAGACGAAGGCGATTGGAGCGAATGGGCCGATTCATTGCCATCACAATTTTTATCTAAACAATCTAAACAATTAGCAAAACAACAATTAAAATTAGCTAAAGAATATAAAGAAGCTGAATATGATGATATAGTTAAATTAAATAATCCTGTTATTAAAAGATATTATTTAGATAAATTCGCTAAAAGTTGTGATAAAGCAGCAGAGGATTTAAAAGCTGCTGCTTTGCCAGGACAAAAGTATCATGTAATAATTCCAAATAATACATTAAAAGATAATGAAATATATGCTCCTGGCTATAAAGATGGAATAAAGTTAGCATTAATTAGATATCCACATGGCGGAACATTTGAAATTCCTATAGTAACAGTAAATAATAAAAATGCATTAGGCCAAAAATTAATTGGCAAATTATCTATGGATGCTGTTTGTGTTAATCATGAAGTGGCAAAACAATTATCTGGAGCCGATTTTGATGGTGACACAGTAATGTGTATACCAACACACGATCCAAAAGGAAGAGTAAGAATTACTAATTCAAAACCATTACCAGAATTAAAAAATTTTGATCCAGATATTTATAAATGGGATAATAAAGTTAAGAATAAAGATGGAACTTATACTTATTATAGAGAAGGAAAGAAGTTTAAACCTATGAGTGAGAATTCTAAGCAAACTCAAATGGGTATAGTTTCAAATCTTATAACTGATATGACATTATTGGGTGCTAATGATCATGAAATAGCTAGAGCTGTTAAACATTCTATGGTTGTTATTGATGCAGTTAAACATGAATACGATTATAGACAAAGTTATATAGATAACAATATTAAAGAATTAGTAAATAGATATCAAATAAAAGTAGACAAGAATGGAAATATTAAATATGGTGGAGCATCTACAATAGTTTCTAGAGCTGGAGGAGAAGCACAAATACCAAAAACAAAAGGTGAACCTAAAGTAAATATTAAAGGAAAATCTTGGTATGATCCTAATAGGCCAGAAGGAGCTTTGATTTATAAAAGAGCACCTGATTCAGAACTATATTATGCTGATAAAAAGATAAATAAAAATACGGGTCTTACTGAAATAAAAACAATAGATGGTAAGAAAATTTCTTATGATGCAAGTAATAAAAAAGAATACGAGAAGTATGCCCCCGTAATGAGAAAAGATAAGAAGACCGGGGATGTAGTATTCACTAATAAAGATGGGACCATAACCTATAAATCTCGTATGCGTACCATACCATCCACCCAGATGGCCCAAACAGATGATGCCCGTACCCTAGTATCAAAAAAACAACACCCCATGGAACTTATTTATGCAGATTATGCTAATAGTATGAAAGCATTAGCAAATAAAGCCCGTATAGAATCAATAAATACTAAAAATTTACAATATAATCCACAAGCAGCTAAGACCTACTCTAAGGAAGTAAGCTCCCTTAATGCTAAACTTAATGAAGCTTTAAAAAATGCAATAAAAGAAAGACATGTTCAAAGATTAACAGCTTCTGAAGTTCAAAGACGTTTAAAAGATGATCCGAGTATGACTGCTGATGATGTTAAAAAGACATCACAACGATTACAAACTAAATATAGAGAAGAACTTGGAAGTATTCCTAGAAGACAAAGAAATATGGGAATAACAGATAAAGAATGGGAAGCTATACAAGCTGGAGCTATAAGTAATAATAAATTAAGTAAAATATTGGATAACTCAGATCCTGAGATTCTTAGACAACGTTCA